TCATACTGAGTTTCTGCATATTCCTGTCTGTCTTTTCTCTCATCAATAGTTGCAAGAATGATTGGTGGAAGACCTTTGAGTTTATCCTTTAAATTCATGATTCACTTCCATGATTAATTGTTTTCTTTTACTTGAGTCCAAATGAAAAAGATCGTCTAAAGTATAATCTTTGGATTTATTTTTCCACCAATCTAGAACAAGAATATCGCAATTTTTGGACATATGATTTATTTTACCATTTCTAAGTCCATCACTTAAAAAATTATAATTAGTCGTAAAGAGTGGGATAGAATAGGTAACTCCGATTTGATACAAAACAAAGTCTACAGATTGATAATGATACTCTGGCCAATTTTGATTGTATCCGTAATTGGAATACAATTTGAATTTATTATCTATGTAATGAAGATTGATAAGTTTTTGTGCATATGATCGGTTTATTAATACACAACCAGTAGAATGATTATTTCTATACCACTTTGACAAATTCATTGTCAAGAATTTTTCCCCAATGATATGAAGTTGAATACATTCCCAATTACAGGGCAATCTATCCATAAAGGTTTCCCAATCAAACCCCCAATATTCAACTGGTTCTAAACAAAAATCATCTTCAACTATTAAACAAGTTTCAGATATATTAGAGTTATACCAATCAATTATACCATGCATTCGATCAATTAGAGTAGCTAAAAACCACACTTGAGTTCTAAGTTTGTCTGTAACTACTCTTGATTTCCATTCTTTATAGTTATCTACTGAGTATCTAGAGGAATTGACTCTGTGATAATCAGTTATTCCATACTTTTCAAACTGATTTTCCAGATATTCTCTACGATCTGTTCTATGATCTAGATTGAAATAATAAACTGGGGGGAGACCATTAATAATCATTTATATTTTACAAATTCTACCATCTCAACATCATTTTCTTTTCCATAAGAAAAAAATTCAGTTAATGTAAACTTATCTCTTTTATTTTTCCACCAATCATAATAGATATCTCTACAAATAAAGTGATGTTTTTTTGGTACTTTATCAAGATATGGATTTTGAGTTATCAAAGGTAGCTGATAGGTTTTACCAAGAAAGGGAAGAAAAGTATCTAATGAAACAACTCCGTAACCAGCATTAAAAGGATATTTTCCATATTTACGAATTAACATATACTTTTCTTTCACATAATGTAAATTAATTAATTTATGTGCAAAATGTCTATTAATTAAAATTGGACCATAAGTACTTGTTTGATCTTTCGGATAAAGAAAAAATGGAATATATTTTGTAGATTCAAATCCTAACTGAATACAATCCCAATCATAAGGAATTGTTTTCATTAGATATTGCCAATCGAAGTGCCAGTATTGAATCAAATTTAAATCATAATCATCTTCAAATAAAATTAAATATTTCTCATCAGTTGTCTCTAACCAATGTCTAATCATTTCAAGTGTAGAAAGAGTAATTGAAGCTTTCAATCTATGATGTCCTTCATCAATTAAATCTGGAAAATGTAAGATATCTTTCCAATTATCATAATTTTCTACTAGATAGTTTGATCCAGAGAATCTTGTTACATTGTTAAGATTCCACTTTTCAAATTGTTTTTCCATGTATTTCCTTCTATCTATCTCAGAATCTAAATTTAGATAGTAGATACTTGGAATTCCTTCAAGTTTATTAGACATACCAGGTAATTATTGAATATCTAGTTCCAGAGGTCACAGGCATTATCTCATGAGGAAACATAAAGTTGGATGGGAACATTATGATAGATCCCTTTCCACCTTTAATGATAATTTCTCTATCAAAAAATGCGAATTCACCGCCATCATAATTTTCATTTAAAAGGAAAGAACAACTTACAGATCGTTGTTGACCTTTAAATGAGTCAGTGTGTTGTACATAAAATTGACCTTCTTTATACCTCAACAAATCATATCCAGTATCTATTTCAGAAGCAACATCTGGAAATAACTTTCTATACTCATTGATTGCATTTGAAGCACAAACATAAAAGTCTTCATCTATTTTTTTTCTAATTTCAAAATTTTCTTGAAGAATTCTACCTTCAGAAATATTAATCACATCACAATTTCTAATCTGAGGTTCAACATTTCCAGTTCCTACGCTAGTTGCATTCCAAAAGTTGCACTCACAATATTCTTTTAAAATTCTATCACATAATTCTTGAGGAACAACATTATCTAATGTAAAAATGTATTCCTCTAGAGTTCTTGTACTTCTAGGTAAAATTTGAGATGTCTCTAAAATTTTATTGTCTTCTGTTGATGTTTCCTCTTTAACTGGTTCTTCGATAACTACATTTTCTACTTCTGGTTTAGTTTTTTCATTTAACTTATCAAAATATGCATAAGAACAATCCCCACGACTTTTCACATAATGTAAGAATACTTGGGTATAATACTCACCATCATATTTTTCTCTCCAGTGTGGAGCAGTTCTACCCAAGTACAACATAGCATCACCTGGATTTAAATCCACAGACCTTTGATCTCCAGAAGGAGTTTCAATCCATATAGGCCAAGTAGAATCTCCATGTAGATGCAAGGTTAAAGATATTTCACAAGCATCCCTATCGGTATGTCGCAACAATTCACTTCCATTTCTATAGACTCTTGCATAAGAATATGTTGGCAAAACAACTTCTCCAATCGCAGAAGAAACTTCTGGAGTTTTTTCGCAGAGTAATTCCAAAAATGAAATATAATTATATGAAGAAAAAGAATCTGGAGCTTGTGCATCACCATCCAGATTATTTTCTTTGCAATACTTTAAAAAATCAAAAGAAAGATCAAATGACCTCTCTTTTGAAATAAAATTTGGCAACACAATATAATTGTTTTCAATTAATTTTTTATTCATAATCTAAAATTGATAACTTAAATTTCTTTTAGTAATTCTTCAATATCATAGAATATATTTTCTTCTTCTTCATCCTCTTTTACATTACCATCTTCGTCTTCATCTCCCAATACAGGAAGATATGCTTGATTGAAAGAAAGAAAATTAGCTTGGATTCTTTCTTCTTCTTCTTTTTTAAGTCTTAGTTGTTCTGCCAAATATTCTTGATATAAAGCCTCTTCTTCTTCTTTTTTTTCGTTCCACTGATCAATTGCTTTTTGAAAACTACAAAATCCTTCTATACCTAATGTAGTAATCTGCAAATTTTGATCTGGACCAACGAACTCAATTTCACCTTCACCTATACCATCATCATCTTCATCCAACCATTGAATTGCATGAACTTTTTTATCTTCAATATCAGGAATCCAACTTAAATCGATATCATGATAACACTTTCCGTCCAAATATACAGTTTTATCTACAGGAATGATCGTTAATCTCATATTTTACTCTCCTGACTCTGGTAGTGTATTGGTATTTGTTAAAGAAGTTATATTTACAGGCAGAATGCCATTTTGTTGAATCATATCAATATATAGTTGTCTATTTTCGTCATTAGATTTTACTACTTCATTTCTGAATGACTCTACAGCAGCACCAGTTTGTCGTTGTTGTTGAGAATTTTCAATGGTTAACATGGGCATCCAAGTAACAGCACAAGACCAATGATCTACATCTTGTCCTGTATTTGGATCCATACCTCTTACATGTGTGTACCATGAACACTTATGTTCCACACAATCTTTTTTAATTAGAGGGCAAAAAGTTCCAGATTGATTCTTTTTCATATTGACAAAATAATATTTTCTATTATATCACAGATTAGTTGAAGCTACAAACAATTACATCAATATATTGAAGTCTGAGATCAAAAGTACTTGTAAAATTAGCTGTACCAGACCAAGGGTGAGTGTGACTTCCTCCACCAGAACCAGGGCCAGGGCCAGTTATGGGACTACTTCTGGTCCATCCAGCTCCTCCTCCAACATCACCACCTCCAGGAGTTAATCCAGTAAATCCTCCATTGGGATGAGTGTGTGATGGCAATTGACCTTCAGTTAGAGTTGTACTTCCTGTCGTTCCACTCAAAGGTATATTAGAAACTGATATTGGAGTTGTAGATGTAGGAAATATAGTACTAAAAGCTGTAGTTCCTCCAGCAGTTCCTCCTGATCCACTAACAACCCTAAGTGCTTTGTCATTATTAGTAGTTGATTTTGTCCAACCAGTAGGAGCGGACGCTTGATAAAAAATAGATACTGATGATTGTGGAACAATACCATATTTTGAATTCAAAACGGTACTATCACCAAAAGTTACACCTGAAACTGTTAATTTAGCGGATGGCATTTTATATAATGTAAACTACAGATCTTATTGAAAGTATTTATCCATTAAAACTACAGACAATAACATCTATGTATTGAACTGCTAAAGAAATCGGTACGCTAATAGGAGCAGTTGCAGCAACAGGATGATTGTGGCCAGTGCCACTACCAGTAGCTCCAGTAGCAGGAGAACTTCTAATCCAAGATCCACCGCCGCCAGGGCCAGGTCTTGTTACATCACCACCGTTCCAACTATTAAAACTACCGTCAGGATTATTAATTTGGGGAACAGCACTAAAAGCATAATTTCCAGTAGGCATAGTATGAGTATGCGCTGGTATTTGAGTATCAAGTAATCCAGTATCACCAGTTGGAGTTGCTACACCAATACTACCAGAATAATTTAAATATGAACTGGTCATCATAGATGTAAATGAATTTGTACCTCCAGCTACTCCACCACTTCCAGATACTACTCTAAGGGCTTTATTATCATTAGCAGTTGATTTCGTCCAACCAGTGGGAGCAGCCGATTGATAAAAAATCCAGGCAGTACTTTGTGGAAAGATACCCCTTTTTGAATTTAGTTGTGTTGTATCACTAAATGTAATGCCATTTACAGTCAATTTGGCTGCCATAGTTTATCCCAACATCTTACCTACTTTTAGAGTATTTATAACTCAATCTTTTGGCTTAGGTTTATTACACTCATTGCACCAATAAGAAAAACCACTTTTGAACTGTTTGACAATTTGAAAATGTTCAGAAGTTAATGGTTTCTCTTCACCACACTTATCACATGTCCTTAGCATATTGTTTTTTAGCTCGCTTAAGTTCTTTGAGTTCTGCTTTGATTTCTTTATAAGCAGACATGGAATCAATTTTTCCTCCCATTTCAAGAGCAATGATGATATCCACTCTTGTACCGAAGTGGGCAAGTGCTTTTTCAAATGCATCGAATTCATACATCGTAATTTATTCCACAATGTTCAGCAATAATATCTATACGAGAATCCAAAGAGTTCTCCATACGATACAATTCGTTAGTGGTACTTACATTTTCTTCTTCAAGAACTCTAACTCTTTGTTCCAGATCTACAATTCTAGAATAAAGTTCATCAATCAAAACAGGATCTTCAAAACCCCATTTTTTTTGAAACCAATTTGTAGCAATCATAATACACCTACTTCTTTAAGATACCTTCTATATGCCATGAATCTGCGAAGAGAAGGTTGTCCTGGAATAGGGCCTAAACTTTCGCAGATTTCACAATAACACAACCAATCATACCACGGCGTTGTTGGATCCAGTGCTGGATGTGGACTTGTTTGAGTGTAGTTCTTTAAGGAGTTTAACCAGTTCTGGAGTTTCATTCCATTCCCATACTTGAGTGTGTGTTGGATCTTTCTTTTCAATCGTATAAGTTCTTTTAGCCATAATTAAATCCATTCATCCGTTTTAGTATAACACTTTTTTAATTTTTCATCAAGTCTTTGGTTTAACTTTGATTACATCCCAGATTCTTTGAAACTCCGGGAATGTTTCCATAACACTTTCATTTCTTATTTTATCAAACCTTCTCATAAAATCCAAAAACTGTGGAATTAATTTCTGTTCCTGATACAAATCGATGTAAGTTAGTAAACTTTCACAAAACTCAACACATACTTTAGATCCATTAGGAATTAAAAAATTATCAATATGATTTCTTATGTTTTCTTTTGCAGCTTCTTTTGTTTTTTTATCTAAAATCCAAACAGATTGTTCTCTTGGAGTCTGTAAAAAATTCATAAAAAAGAAATCAACATCTCTCATTAACCCACTGTTGTAAAGATATTGATGTAGAGTAACAAAATCAAAAATATTTAATGCTTGAATTGTACAATCGAAGTGTAATTCATGAGTGTGTTCCTTGTCCCTAAACCTTTCTCTGAATTGTTCAGCGTGAGATATAAATCTATCCCAATTAAATCCTTTTCGGATTAATTCTCCCCTAGCACCAAAACCATCAACACTAATATGAACTTGCACTTCTCTATTAAACTGATCCCATAAATCAAAAATATGTCTACCTTTATAAACAAGATTACTAAAATTACTGTTATATGCAACGGTTACTTCATCATTTCTACCCAATTCAATTAATCTATCCATTATCTTCCAATGTTCATCTATAATTAAAGATTCTCCTCCAGAGAAATATAAATGATTAACCATTCCAATATATGGTTCTACTTCTTCATAAGTTTTTGCAGCTGCATCCCACTTACCAGAAATTCTACCAAATTGTTCCAATTCCCAACTAGAACTGGAACTCCAATGACACATTCTACATTTAAAATTACACTTATTACTTAATTTTAGATCCCAAAAGACAAATCCAGGTTCGTTGACGGAGTAATCATCATTAGTTTCATATACAAATCTTTTATAATCATGCCACCAATTGGTTAGATCATCAAATAAATTTATATTATAATCCTCCCGCATAGAACTTTTTCCTGCAGCTTGATTATTATAACAAACCTGACAGTTTTTATTTGGTATACCCTTTACCATCCCCTCACGAAATTTTTTGATTGGTTCATCATTCCAGATTTCCCATAAAGATTTTTTATTAACATCGCCATAGACATAATCACAAACACAACATGGAGTAACTTGTCCATTCTGTCTAATGTTCAATGCCATCCAAGGAGCTACACAGAAAACTCCATTATCTTTATCAATTTTATTTTTATCAATCATTGCACAAAATCCTCTCTAATTCTGGAAAAACTTCTAAAGAATTTTCGTTTCTTATACTATCTAGTGCAGACATGTAAGACCTAAACATAGGAAGAAGATGTTCTTTTTTCTCCGTAGAAAGAAGTTTAAGGACTGACATATATTCTTTAATAGATCTTTGAGCTTTTGCTGGCACAAGATAATTTTGAATATGATACTTAATTTTTTCACCCAATAGTTTTCTTGATTCTGCATCAAGAATCAAGACAGATAAAAAATCTGGATTATGTAGAATACATAAACTAAAATCATCCCAACTGTTAATTATTCCCCTCAAATACAATTCTTTATGGGCGTCCATAACATGAAAACAATTCATAGCTTGGACAACGCAATTGATTGATATTCTTTGATTGGGAAATGCACTTCGGAACATTTTGAAATTATCCAAAAACTTTTGCCAATCAAATCCTTTCCGAATCAATTCGCCTCTTTTTTCTGTTCCATCAAAACTTATCGACAAATGTAAGTTTGGAAACCTCTCCCACAACTTGAGAACATCCTGATCTTTATATTTTAAGGTACTGAAATTTGTATTATAGGCTAACTTAACTTTTCTGTTTCTGAATTTTTCAATCAATTTATTAAGAATTTTATAGTGATGATCAGAGATCAGAGGTTCTCCACCAGCAAAATATATTTCCTCAACAATATCATACAAGGGTTCGATATCTTGATAGACCATATCCACATCAATTTTTGGATACTCACCCACAATATTATATTGTTTTCTCATTTCCTGTTCCCAAGCACTGCTGTACCCGGGACTACACATTCTACATTTAAAATTGCAAATATTGTTTAATCTGAAATCCCAATAGACGAGATTGAATCTTTCAAAAGTTCCATCTTCTTTAGTTTCTTTGACATACTTATAATGTTTTGAGTAAGTATCATTAAAAGTTTGTCTAGGAGAACCATGTCCAATTTCTTCTTCTTTGTAACATGATGTACAATAACTTGACTTTTTTCCGGCAATCATATTCCTGCGAAGTTCTCGCATATTTTCATTGTTCCAAATCTGTTTGAGAGATTCATCCATCAATGATCCCATTCTAAACTCTCTTGGATCCCCATCACATTCTGTGGCTTTGATTTCAAGAGGGCTAAGTTTTTCTCCGTCTTCTTCTCCCTCTTGTTCATTATCACATATAGGCATCAAACAACATGGATAAACATCACCATTAGGACCAATATTCATGTGAACCCAAGGGGCCATGCAAAAAGTTTTATTTTCGGGGTTCATTATTCTCTCTCTTTTTTTGATTTAATTCCATGCCAAACATGATCATCTAACCAATATTCATCAACATATTTAATATACTTTTTATTGGGATCTTCAGTAATGAATTTAAAGATGTCGGGATTATTATAATCGATTGGAAAATCTAAGAGTTCACTTACCCACTTCAAATAATATTGTCTATGTAAAAAGAATGCTTCATTGTCCAAAAAGTGAACTTTGAATCCATTACCAATGATATTATTTTGATAATAATGCATTGCAATTGGTAAAGTTACTTCACCACGAACTCTCTTTTGTTGTTCTGAATTAATGTTTTGATCCCTTACAATGATGCAGATCTGAACATCAATCCCTAAAGATTGAGCTTTTTCTGCAAATTCTTGGATCTTTGGAATATATCTTACTCCATCATAATAGAATGGGCAACTTACATTTGCCAACCAGTAATCATATCCTTCAAAATCTTTCTCGGATAACTCTTCTGGATTTACCCAATACTTAGCGAAGTATTCTTCATCACTAGGAACCCAATACTTTTCTAGAAGACTTTTCCACCCACCAACTTTAGGGTGAGTACTAAAAACCCTACTGAAAAAATGATTTCCAGATCCTTGTGGGCCAGTAATGATAACTAGTTTTTTCATAATGACTTCAAGGGTACTCCAGTTTTGTTGCAATTATCTAAGAAATATTCTTCTACATGATGTACATACTTATCGTTTGGATCATTGGATAATATCTCATCAACTCTAGGGTCGTCCCAAGCAATGGGAATACCAACATTCAAACTCTTTAGATAGTCCTGTTTATAGAGATATAATAACTCATAACTTAAGAAGATGGGATTAGGAAACTCTGGAAGTTGTTTCATAAACAGAGGAAGAGTACTCTCACCTCGCAAACGATTCTGTTGATGTCTAAGAATGTTTTGGTCTCTACCAATCACCAATACTTGTGTCTTAATGCCAAGTTTCTCTACTTCATTGGCGAATGACATAATATTTGGTTCCCACTTCTTCTCTTGAATACCAAGTGGAATACTGATACTTGTAAAGAAATACTCATGAGTAGACCAATCAAAGTCTTTAAGTTTTGATAGATCTTTCCAATGTTCACAGAATGGTTCTGCAAACCTATGGGCTTCCCAATAATTATCAAGAAGGGTCTTCCATCCAAATACTTCTGGATGCAATGAGAATATCTTAGACCAAAGATGATTACCAGACCCTTGTGGTCCAGTAAGAATTACCATTTTCTTCATTTAAAAAATAACAAATAGATCAATCCTGGGATGATAATAAGAAACTGAGGAAGGAAGTTCATTACAATTGAAGGTTCTTTCCACTTGATTCCCACATAAGTCCAACCAGATGCAGCAATTAATTGTATAATACTATTCCAAGGAGTTAGTCCCAGTACATGAAACACCATTGCAATGAGTATCAGACTGGCACTAACCCACTTGATTATACGAGTTTTATCTTTTCTTCTTCTTATCTCAATTGTACTCATAATATAAAGAGTTTGTATCAGACAGCGATGGCAGTATTTTTGTTACTGATCTCAAGAAGATCATAACGCATTTGTTCTACCATTGCAAGAATACGATCTTGAACATCTGCAGCACCCTCTACGAGTTTCTCAAGTTTCCAACCACCAATGTTAGCATGGAAACCCTCGTCCTTAGCAATGGCAGCATAGCGAGAAGAGATGAAATCATCTTCTACACACTCAGCCATTTCGTTCCATACCGCCTCTGCACGACCCTCGGCAACGAGTTGGTATGCAGCAAGGGCAGCAGGATCTGAAGATGCACCATACTTGTCTAGGAGGGTGGCACCCTTAGCCTGAGGAGCAGCGGCTTCTGCAGCAAATGCAGCATCAACATCTACTTTCTCGCCAGAGATATGTTCAATAACTTCCTTAACCATACGGAAGTGTTTTGCTTCATCCTGTGCTTGCTTAGTAAGCAGTTCAAGTTCGGTTACATCCATCGAAGCAGGAGCAGAAGCAACTTCAGCAGCAATCGCCTTCATGTTCATGGCTTCATTTACCATGCGACCACGGAAGTGTTCTACCATATGTTCTTTACTTGGATTGGAAGCAAAGAAACGGCGAACATTAATGCGAGACTGGGCAAAGAGTTCTGCGTTATCTTCTTTAATTTTTGCTACGAATTCTTTTCCGGTTAACATTTTAGTCCTCATTTACAAATGTATGATTATTTATGATTGGATTTAAACTCCTTTATATGTGACCTTTTAATATAATCCATTCTATCAATCCAGGTTTTATGCATTTTACGAATTAGTTTTTCATTTAATTCACCCAAATTCAGTTCAGAATACAAAAATTTAATATTCTCAACAGTTTCGTCTTCACTCAAAAACCAATTACAATCCCACTCATAAGTAATCATCGTTTTTACAAAATCATTACTTTCGTTATACAGATCTTCAACCACATCCATATTGATATCTACATCATCATGTTGTTTCCTGTAGTCAATATGACATTCCATATTAGACATATTCCGTGCATGAATGGTGGGAATATCGGGTTTAAATTTAAACAATCTTTCTATACCAGATCTATAATTGTCCTTTATTCTTTGTTTTTCTTCCTCTGATAACAAATTAAATTCCTGAATAGTAAATAAATCCAAATCAGGAATTGAATCATCTACAAATTCTTTATCGTCCAATAATGTTCTCAACGAAATAAAAAGATCTGGATTTACTAAACCAATAAAATATTTTGATTCAAATAATTTTACTAATGGATCTTCAGGATTTTTTGACATCAAGATTTTTAATGGCCAAGGTTGCGGCATGGCAACTTTACTTATCAAAGTCTTATCATTCACAGTGGACTTAATAGATTCATAAAGCTTTTTAGATTGATGCGTAGAGAATCTTAAATCATTTTTTATCCGAGCACAAGTATGAAATAACATAGTAACATCGGACCAAATAGGCAGTCCATTCTTTTTTTGAATATTAGACATACCTCTAAAGAAAAACTCTATTTTTTCTTTAAGAGTACAATTATTATAATAAACCTTATCACTCATACTAAGACAAGACACTAAAAAATTAGCTCCGTCTAGTCCTTCAGCTCCGATAAGAATATTATTATTGCTCATGACTTTTTTTTCTATTTATTGTAATTATAAACTATTTTCTCTTTTGTTGAATTTATTTTGCCGATCCACTTTTCGTACATAATTTTAATTACTTTTTCATCATATCCACTTAATCCTAAAATATTGTAAATTTTTTCAATGTTATTTAATGTATCCTCTTCAGACAAATACCAATTAACATTCCATATATAATCGCAATGTTTTTTAAAAAATTGTGCTTGACTTTCTACATCTGTATGTTGGTAATAACAAAGATTACTTCTTCGTATTACCTCACAAATTGTCATATTATATTTTTGTTCAAAAAAACTCTTACGATCTTTATCTAAATTAAAATATTGACGCACAGATAATCCATTTAAGACATCATCTTTTGGATAAAATCCAAAGGGGTAACAAGAAACATCATAATAAAAAAGATTACTATCTCCAAATTCATCAAAAAAATTTCTTAAAGAAAAAAATATTACAGGATTTTCAAATAAAATGAGAAAAGATTCCTGTGTTATGAAGTTGTCAATTTTTATTCTTTCATTAAAATTGTATTCAAGTTTGAAAATAAATTTTTTGTTTATTTCTTCATTTAAATAAAATTTAAAATTTTCAACTCCGTTAATTTTAGCAGCAAAACAACCTGTCCATATATTAGGATCTACCCATTTAGTATCTTTATTACAAATTTGAGAAAAAAAATGGAGTACCTTTTCTTTTTTTGTAAATCCCTTATAACAAATGTCATCACTCATAGAAAGACAACTAATTAAAAAATTAGCCCCATCTCCAGGGTAATGTCCGACTATTATTTTTTTCATTTGTGAACGACGAACATTTTGATCTTCATTTACAAAGTGCTCTTATTTAGGTATGGTCAATCCATCTATCAGTTGGAAAGAAATTATGTGCGGGAATCATTGATGGAGAAGGAATCTCTTTGTCCTCCATGTGCCATTTTTTAATATAATCCATTTTGTTGATCCATATCATATACATTTTTCTTATTAGTTTTTCATTTAATTCTCCTAAGTTCATCTCAGAATATAACCATCTCAATTTTTCAATTGTCTCATCTTCACTCAAAAACCAATTACAATCCCATTGATGAGTTATTAATGTTTTTAAAAGATCATTATCTGGTTTATATAACTTAGTAAGATTGAAAAGTTGATCAAGATTACTATTGTGATGTTCTTTAATATTTTCTTGTACTTCTTTTGGTAATTTTAGAAATCCGCTGACAGTCGTTGAGTTAGTTATAGTATCAACTTCAGTTAGTGGTCCATCAAACCACTTTATATCTGGGATTGTAGCGAACCCATCATCCCAACTGTTTGGTGTTCTATTCTGTTCTTCAATTTTTATACCACGCAATGAAGAAAACAAATGAGTATTAACTAAACAAATAAAATATTTTGATTTAAACATTTCCACAATCGGATGTGAAACTTTTCTTTGCCACATATCAGACAAAGGATAATATATTGGCACATGTAATCTAGAGATACGAGTTTTTTGATTTGATTCAGAATCAAACTGTTCATAATTATTTTTAAAGTCGTTCATCCATCCTTGACGATAATGAACATATCCATTTGATTGATAAGAAGAACCATAAAACATAAAAACATCAGACCAGATTGGTTTTCCATCAATTTTAACAATATTGGACATATTTTTAAAAAAATATTCCATTTTTCCACGAAGAGTGTAATGATTAAAGTAAACTTCATCACTCATTGCAAGACAAGAAGCTAAAAAATGACACCCGTCCCAACCTAAATGTCCAATTAAAATATCATTATTCATATAAGTGTTACCAGAATATCCGAAAATGTTTTACCAACTACGATATCTTGACAGAAGTTTTCACAAATCCATTCCGATGTAAAGTATTCCCACTTACATTTATTTACTCTACCAAACTCTAAGATACATGAGTTCTGTTTCATAATCTCACTTAACATGTTGGAACTATTTCCATATGCAGAGTAGTTTGGATACTGAATTTGAAATCCTCCAGCTTCATGCCACCAAGCATAACTACTCATGTCTGGACGATAGATCATCATGATCCAATCATCAGGAAACTTTTCCTTTATTTCACCTAGATAATAAGACCACTCATGACTCTTAACGAGTTTACACCCTTCAGGTTTTAACCATGCTTGATCAATATAATTCTCATCAAGAATTGGTTCAAACTCCATACCAGGGCCAAAGTATGCACCTTTGTGGCCAGTATAACTATGATGATCGTATTCTCTTTCAGGAGTGCGATCAGATATATTCATACCAGACA